TATATATCTGGAGATTCAATACAGATTACTGATTCAGAATCTGGTACTCAAGAATACTTCTTTAATCAATCTAGAGATTACTTTAAGATGAGTCTGCTTCCAAAAATAAAAATTATTGAAGATGTATAAATAGCATAAATATGGCTAAGATTTTCAGTTTAACTAGAAGAAATGGTATTATTATGGCATGGCTAAGATAAAAGTTGTTGAAGAAACAGACTATGGGTTATTCCTTTGGGAGATGCCTGGTGGTAGATTGGTATGTGATGAAGATGGTAACTTCTTAAATATTCCAGGACATAGAACTGATATGTCTAAGGTAAAAATATTAGAAAATGAAGCGAGGGCTTTAGGTCTTAATGAAGGACGCCCAGTTTTTATGTCTGGACACCGTAGAGTTACTGATGAAGAATATCATTATCAAAAGCAACGCCTTGAATGGGGATTGACACCAGACGAACTTGATTATGGTGCAGCAAGAGATGAATTAATTAATCATAAGAAGGGACTAAAGTTTTAATGGGTGCAGAGTATGTTGAGGACTCCTCATCACAAGAAATACACATTACCTCCTCTAATGATTTTTTCAGGTTCCTTGGACAGGAAGAATATTATGATCCATTTAAGCAGCCAGCGGAAGAATTAAAGAAATATAATGGACTTTCTGCTAATTTTAAGAGAAAAACAACAAGAACTATTCAAAAAGTTCACCAAGGGGTAAGCGGAACTAGATCAAAGAAGATTGAAGATCCTGATGTAACTGGGTATGCGATGTTTGAGGCAGTTGAGCCTCCCTATAACATGGATTATCTTTCTAGAGTATATGAAATTTCTTCACCCCACCATGCCGCAGTTGATGCCAAGGTATCTAACACAGTTGGACTTGGCTATGATCTTATTGAAACTGATGAGACAAAAGACAGAATCGAAGAAATAGATGATACTGATTTACAAAGATTAAATTTCTTACGTCGTAAAATTTCTCGTGCTAAGTCAAGGATGAAAAAAGATATTGATAATCTAAACGAGGATGAGAGTTTTACTGAAACAATGAAGAAGATTGCTGTTGATTATGATGCAACTGGCAATGCTTATATGGAAATTGGTCGTAAAGTTGACGGGACTATCGGTTATTTAGGTCATATACCATCATCTAACATGAGAGTAAGAAAAAATAGGGATGGATTTATTCAGATAGTTAATAATAAGATTGTCTTCTTTAGAAATTATGGAGACACTTCAACTCCAGATCCACTAGGAAATGATCCTAGGCCAAATGAAGTAATACATTTTAAGAAATATACACCTACAAATAACTACTATGGAGTGCCAGATATTATTCCAGCACTACCAGCACTAGCAGGCGATGAGTTTGCTTCAAAGTTCAATCTTGACTACTTTGAGAATAAAGCAGTTCCAAGATATATTATTGTAGTAAAGGGTGCAAGACTTTCTGATGATTCTCAGAGAAAACTTCTTGAATTCTTCCAGACTGGTCTTAAGGGGAAGAATCACCGTAGCCTTTATATTCCACTTCCTGCTGATGATGGAAATACTAAGGTAGAGTTTAAGATGGAGCCAGTAGAGGCAGGAATCCAAGACTCTTCATTCAGAAATTATCGTATGGAAAACCGCGATGAAATCCTTATGGCACACAGAGTACCAGTAACTAAGGTTAGTATGGGCACGGGAGTCTCTCTTGCAGCAGCCAGGGATGCAGATAAGAACTTCCGCGAACAAGTAACAAGGCCAACTCAAGAGTACTTTGAGAAGAAGATTAATAAGATAATTAGAGAGTTTACTGACATGTTTAGTCTCAAGTTTAATGAACTTACTCTTACCGATGAAGATACTCAGTCTAAGATTGATGAAAGATACCTTAGAATGCAGGTAATTGTTCCTAACGAAGTTAGGGCAAGAAAGGGACTTCCCGCACTTGACTCAGGAGACCAGCCAATTGTTCTTAATGCACAGAATAGAGCAGAGCAAACTGCACAGGCTACAGGTAATAGACAAAGGGATCAGCAAAGACAAGGAAATCAGCCAGACGTAAGTGGAGATGCAAGAAATCCACAGGGTGATGGTAGAACTGTGCAATAATTGTGGAAACAATTTTGTATTACTTCTATAAGTTGATAAAATTTATTTGAGATGAAAATTACTAAATCTTATTGGCATAGTGACGGCGATAGAATAAGCCTGTCAGTCCCGTTCTTTAAAGTAGATAAAGAGCGCAGAATAGTCTCTGGCTTTGCTACACTAGATAATGTAGATCGCCATGGAGATATCGTAGATGCAGAAGCATCAATAAAGGCATTTGAGACATTTCGCGGGAACTTAAGAGAAATGCATCAGCCAATCGCAGTCGGCAAAGTTAGTAATTTCAGAGAAGAACAATTCTACGATAAGCAGACTGGTGAAACATATCGTGGCGTATTCGTAGATACATATGTCTCTAAGGGAGCCCAGGATACCTGGGAAAAGGTTCTTGATGGCACTCTTTCAGGATTTTCAATTGGCGGTAATATAACAAAAGTAGATAGTATTCAAAAGGGCGAAGACATGGTTCGCGTCATTAAAGAATATGATCTTGTTGAACTTTCATTAGTAGATAGTCCAGCCAACCAACTAGCAAATGTATTTTCTATCCAAAAAGTAGATGACAGAATTGTTGCTAGTGGAATTGCAGCAGAAATAAATATGGATAATATCTTCTGGTGTGAATCAGACCAAATAGCAGTAACAAAAGATAGTGACTCCTCGCAATGTGTAGTTTGTAATAATGAAATGGTTAACATTGGCTGGGTAGAGTCAAATGATATTGCTAAGAACGAGGAAATAGGCAAGGCTATTGACAGATTCGTAAAGAAGCAAAGTTTTTCTGGAGAAACTAATCCAGAAACCTTGCCTGAACCAACAATGACAAAACAGGCAGAAGAAACCAATTTAGAGGGAGGTGCAGTAGAGTTGGAAATTGAAAAGAGCGAATCAGTTGAAGAGACAGTTGAAGAAGTAATTGAAGAAACTGTAGAAAAGGCTGATGAAATTACAGAAGAGACTTCAGAAGATGTAGTTGAAAAGTCTGATGAAGTTGTAGAAGAAGTTTCCGCCGAAGAAGGCGAAGAGTTAGAAAAGGCTGCTGCCATCTCTGAGGTAGAGGTTGAGGAACCTGACTTTGCAAAGATGTTGGATGACCTCAAGACTTACTTTGGCGATAATATTTCTAAGAGCGCCGAAGATACAAAAGCCACAGTAGATGAACTTAGCAAGAGCCTAGACGCTCGCATCACAGAATTAGCAGAAAGGCACGATAGCCTAACAAAGTCAGTTCAGTCTATCAAAAGTGCAATCGACAATATCGAAAAAAGAGTCGATTTGGTCGAAAATGAAACTGCTGTTAAGAAGTCCGGCGACCTTGATGGGTCAAAGGAAGAAACAACAATAAGAAAAGGTATCTGGAGCGGATCATTCCTCGGTATCCGTGATCTATGATTATAAATCTGAAAGGTAGGTGAAAAGCAAGATGAGTAACGAACTTTTACAAAAAGTTATCGACACAACAACAGTCGGTGCAGATAATGGTGGTCTTTTGAAGCCAGAGCAATCTAATCGCTTCATTGATTACATGTTTGACGCAACAGTTCTAACACGCGCTGCACGCACAATTCGTATGCGTTCAGACACAACCGAAATTGATAAGGTTGGTGTAGGTGAAAGATTAATGGTCCTCGCAACTGAGGGTGCTACTACAGGCCAAGCAGATCGTGGAGCAACCTTCACAAAGGTTTCACTCACAACAAAGAAGTTGCGTCTTGACTGGGAACTTTCAAGCGAGTCTCTAGAAGACAACATTGAAGGTGCAGATCTAGAAGACCATATTGCACGCCTAATGGCAACACAAGCAGGTAATGACGTAGAGGATTTGGCACTTAATGGTGACACAACCCTCACAAGCAACGCACTTCTCAAGGCTTTCGACGGTTTCCGTAAGTTAGCCCTAGCAGGAGGATATGTTGTTGACGCTGGTGGTGACACAATCTCCAAGTCAATCTTCAACGATGCTCTTAAGTCAATGCCTCGCAAATACAAGCAACGTCGTAACCAGTTGCGCTTCTTCACCGGAAGCAACTTGGTTCAAGACTACTTGTACAACCTTACAACCATTGGCGCTAATGGAACTCCAGAGGATATTGCTTCAAGCATTCTCCGTGGAAACCCAGCAGCACCAGAAGGTGGCCCAGGCGGCGTTATCCCATTCGCATTCGGAATTCCAGTAGTTGAGGTTCCTCTAATTGATGAAACTCGCTCTGGCGATTACAGCGGAGCAACTGGCAACCACGGTGAAGTCCACTTGACATTCCCACAGAATTTCATTATGGGCATCAAGCGCGACGTAACAGTCTACCGTGAGTTCAAGCCAAAGAAGGATACAATTGAATACACCCTCTTCATTCGTGTTGGTGTAGCAGTTGAGAACCTTGATTCTTTCGTTGTCGTTAAGAATGTTAAGGTAGCATCCTAATTTAACTATAATTTAATAGGCGATTAGGGGAGGATAAAATCCTCCCCTTTCGTCATTTCTGATATAATTGTCTAGAAGAGTAAGGAGAATAAATGTCTTTCGACACAATGAAAGTTAGTGAATTAAAGTCAGCCGCAGAATATTTTGGGGTTGATTTAGATGGTGCCAAGGGTAAGTCTGCAATTATTGAACTTCTAGCAGAAGAAGGAATAACTTACGACATGTATGATAAGTTTCTTAACGCAGAAAAGGCTGAGGCTGATATCCCAGTTCGTAAGGAAAAGAAGGCTGTAGACGGACCATCTGTATTAGTAAGAATGGAGAGGGCCAACCCAATGTACTCTATTAATGGCCATGTTTTTACTAAGGACCATCCTTACGTTGCAATGTCAGAGGAAGATGCTGAATTTATCTTTTCAACACAAGAAGGATTTAGAATGGCAACTCCCAACGAGGTTCGTGACTACTATAACTAGGAGGAACTATAATTGATAGAGGTATATACTGGCTCAATAGGCACAATAGAATTAATTACTTATGAGGATGGTGTGCCTGTAGCGCCAGATGCTACTCCTTCAGTAGTAGTAACAAATGCCGAAACTGGCGCATCTATTTCAAGCGGGAATGCAACATTATCTAATACTGATTATGAAGGTGAGTATTATTATTCCCTGCCTTCATCTGCAACTAATGCAGATTCAGTATTAAAAGTAATATGGTCATATTCAATAGGCGGAAGATCAGTTCAGGAAACTGAATATGTATATGTTATAACGCCATATGCAACAATTGATGAAATTACTAGTGAATTGGGGTACTCACCTAGGCCAGAAGATTCTAATTATTATCCATATGATAAAATTAGATCTGCAGAGCGTGCTGCCAGGATGATGATAGATAATTACCTTGGCTTTAGTTTGGGTAAAAGAGAGGCAAGTGTAACTGCATATGGATCTGGAGCAGATGTACTAATTCTTCCAGAAAAGATAATATCATATGACACTATTCTAGAAAATAATCAATTAATGATAGATATTTCTAATAACTATAATATATTTGGGTTTAGTGTAGAATTAACAGAGACTGGTTATGGATTACGAATAGTACCACCCAATCCAGGTGATGATATTGATGAGCAAGAAACTATAGATTTTATTGGATATAATAAAGGAAGATTCCGTGACGGATATAGGTATGAAATATCTGGCGTATTTGGATGGAACTATATTCCAGCAGAAATAAAGCAATGCGTATTCCTACTAGTCAACGACCTCCTTTGTGCAGAAAGTACATGGAGGTCAAGATACGTTAAGAAAATTAATACTGCACAGAACTCAGTAGAAATATCATCTCTATCATTTACTGGAACTGGAAATGCTATTGTAGATTCAATTTTACAAAAATTTAAAATGATTCAGGCAGTTGTTATATAATGTATGGATGTATCAGCGGCTCAACCTTTGCAATGACAGCAGAAGTTCTATATCAAATAAGTGAACAAGAGCAAGAAACTAATGCTATCGTTAGAAGATGGGTTAGATTAAAAAACATCAAATGTAACGCAAAAACAATTAAAGAAACTGGAGCCTCAGTATTATCTGATACAAAGACATTTGATAAAACATTTAATGAAGAGTTAGAAATAAAAATAAATACATTAGAAAAATTAAGTAAAAGATGGCGGGTCACTTCAATAAAAAACTCTAACGGAGAAAGAATATTCACCGAAATAGATAGGATTTCAAGTCCTGACACGATCTTTGAGGTATTTTCTTCAAAGCCAATATTTGATATATTCGGGAATATCACTCACTATGAAAGCCATTTAAGAAGAACATCGGTGCAATCTAATGATTAGTTTATATATTACAAAACAATCTTCAACTAGACTATATGCTGAAATAGAAAATAAAGTTGGTGGTATAAAAGAACTTACTACTGTGGCTACAAAGCATCAATTAGTTTCCGCTGCATTCTCTATTGGAGCATTAAAATTTATTAAAAGAACTAATATTCTTTCTAGGTCTTTAGGAAAATCATTTCATCATGTATATGATTGGAATCAATTGGGAATGGAATCTGGGAGATTATTTAGAATAATAAAACGTCAAGAGACAGGTGGACATGCATCAATTTATTATAAATTTAATAATTCTAGAAAAAGAGTCCCTATTGCTCCAGAGTTAAAAAGTCCTGGGAAAACTGGTAAGGTAGTAAATAGATCTTCAATTTTTAAAAGAAAGGCTGAGGTTATGGAGAATGGCAAGCCAGCCTCATTTGTCACATCTAGAACAATAGCCTTTTCTAATAAAGGAAGAATAATATTTGTTCATAAAGGTAAGACTATAAATATTAAAAATCCAGGAGGAAAAGACACCACAGGGTCGTTTGAAGCGCATTTTAGATCATGGTGGATGGCTAATTTTCCACTTATTTTAGATAATTCTGGTGTAACAAAAAAATTAGAAAAAAATATTGCAAGGGCGCTTAATAAAAATAATGCTGGAAGATCAGCGGCTAAGATTGCAATTATAGAAACTCTTAAGCCGTATACTATTACTGGAAGTGTTGTATAATGGCAGATTATAAGAAAAATGCTAGATCTATTATTAATTCATTTCTATGGGCTAACCTAGTTGATAGTGGAATTCTAGATGAAGATCAATATAGGCCAGATGAATTTACAAAATCAATTATTCCTAT